GGCTTGTATTATCTAACGTAAAAATTGTGCTTGTTGGAGTTGTTGAATTCCACGCACTATTTGATGTAGAGCCTGATGTCAAATTTAAATACAAAACATTTGCATTTCCAGTAAAACTTGTATATACATACCAATCATATCCAGCCAGTATTGCGCTACGTCCTTTTACAATTAACAATTCAGGCGCAACATTAAGGTTATGAGTTACAGTTCTTCCAATTGTTCCATTCCCTGTATAGCAAACCTCATCAAAGAAGCCGGGGGCGCGTCTGAAACACCAATTAATAAAGTTATCACCAGACCTATTGACTCCGATGTTTGTTGAATCACTCCCTAACGAAAAACCATCCATTGAAGCAAAAGAAGTTAAAGCAGTAGTTGTGTCAACCTGTTCATCAAAAGTTCCATAAGTACCTAAACGAATACCAGCACCGCGCAATCTATCGTAATCCTGATTTCCATATGCAGATGTTCTGTCTTTAATCCAAGTTAAATCAACTGGAAAACCAGCGCCAGTCACCGTAGCTGCTGCCCCTGTTCCTGTTCTAGCAATCGGTGTAAACACACTAGTCCCCACAGTAGGCACTTTCATCGGGCCTCTGCGAATGGCTATGTAGATGTAGGTTGCGCCTGATTCGTTAACATTGGCACTTGCATCATTTATGGCAAACCCTGTTGCTGTTGGATACATCCAAGTATTAGCGGCCTCAGCATTACTTAAGTTAGCAAAAAGATTTGCACCATAATCTGATATTGGCATACCACGCATTACATCTTGCATATACCAATTTGCAACACCACTAGATTTTTTTACTAGCAACCACTGTGGCTCATACCCAAGAGTTACAGCAAGAGGAGTTGAGCCTGTACCCGTATAAGACCCACACGAAATCACATTGTCTGTACCAGTTAGGCCAAAGCCTCCTGCGTCATGGGCGAATACGTAGGCTACGTAAGTGCCACCATTTGCATTAACTTGAGAACTTGCACCTAAAGAAAATACTGTGCTTGTAGGTGCTGTTCGATTCCAATAATCTGAAATTCCATCTTGAGCGTTTGTAGAGTTCAAAAAGATATGAAAATCTTTACCTACATAACCTTGGTCAACACCAAGGTCTTTGTGATAAACAGCCCAAAATGATGTGTCATCCGTACGCTTTATAATAATACAAGCAGGGACAGAACCAAGGTTATGTGCAATAGTTCTGTTTGCTGCATTCCCCGTATAAGTCAAAACATCAAAGAACTTTGGTTGCTTGCGGAATGTCCATGAGACAACACTCTCATCTACATAATTAATGTTATTTCCACCAGTACCATTTAATGAAAAACCAGATGTTGTCGGAGTTACAACACCTGTGCGAGTTACTTGAGCATCAGATGAATTGGTTGCTAATTGAAAATCAAATCCACGGGCAGAGTCTGTAAGAAAATGGTTTGTTGACCTTGGTCTTGTTTTTTGCCAAATCAACCCACCTTTGGTAGACAAATCAATGCCGTTGGTGATGGTCTGTGTAGAGCTATTTCCTGTATAAAGGTATGTGCTAAACACATCCTCGATGTAGTTAACAGCAGTCGCCTGTGCAAACTCACCAAAGCCTTGAGCAGAAGCCGCACCCCTTGTTTGTACTAATGGCATGGTCTTCCTTTAAGCAAACTTAGTCTGTGAAGTAAACACAGTAAATGCCGCATTGCCTGTCTTGACAATGGTGTACATATAGACATCAACTGAACTTGCATTACCAGCCGCATACGCTGTACCGCCCTGATACTTGGGGGTCACAGTTGTGCCATCCACTTGCACCACAGAGTTGTAGTAAGCAGTAGCACCCTGAGTCACCAAGAAAGCCACAGTAACAGACTGACCCGTTGACATGGCAGTATTTAAAGATGTACCTGATGAGGCTCTGAAGTTAACTGTCCAGTTTGCTGATGCGTTACTTGTGAAATAACGCACAGATTGAGTGGTGATGTCGTAGTTGATTGTGCCTGTAGCGGCTGTGGCTTCTACAGTGGCAACCTCTGCCGCATTGCTTAGAACTTCCGCAAGCACTGAAGATGAACCAGCAAAGGTCTTTGTACTTGTAAAGGTCTGGGCTGTAGACAGACTTGCCACATCAGACAAGGTGTTGCTACCAAAAGCTATGGTTTTGTTGGTTAGGGTTTCTGTACCCGCCAAAGTAGACAGTGTTCCAGTTGTGGGGAATGTGACGTTTGTAGTGCCTGTCAGAGTCCTTGTGTAAGCAAAGTTGCCAGAGCCTGTGACTGTCATGGCAGCATTGTTTGCTACGCCTGTGCCGCCCTGTGCGGGGGTTACTGCGGTACTCGCATCAAGCAGCCTATACCAAACGCTACTGTGAGCAAAATACATTGCACCATCTGAGTGACTGTGGGCCAATGCCCCGTGATAAGTAGCCGCAGAGGGGAAAGCCGCTTGGTTGGCATAGTAGAAAGGAATTATCGATCCAACTTGAGGCGCAGTGATAGCACCATCGTCAGCGACAGTCACCAAGCTATTCTGTACAATTTTTCCAGTTGTACTGTCAAACCTTGTGATTGCATTGTCTGTTGAAGAGGCTGGGCCGACCACATCGCCTGTGCCACCAGAAGCCGCAATTGTTATTGCACCTGTGCCATTGGTAATTGTTATGCCTGTTCCAGCAGTTAAAGTTGCTTTAGTTAAGGTGTTACCTGTGGTGTTACCAATAAGAAGTTGACCATTGGTATAAGAAGTTTCCCCTGTACCACCATTAGCAACAGGCAAAGCTGTTCCTGAATAGGTTATTGCTAACGTGCCAGAGGTTGTTATTGGCGAACCAGATATGCTTAAAAGGCTTGGTACTGTTGCCGCAACACTTGTAACTGAGCCTGATCCACCAGATGCCGCAATGGTTTGATTAGGCCAAGTACCCGTAACAGTTACGTTTGTTCCCGCTACTAAGCTAGGGGTTGCCGTTGCTGTGCCACCATTAGCTATGGGCAGTAAACCTGTTACGCCTGTAGTAAGAGGAAGACCCGTTAAGTTTGTTGCGACACCACTTGTAGGAGTTCCTAAAACTGGTGTGACAAGGGTTGGTGATGTAGCAAACACCAATGCGCCAGAACCTGTTTCATCAGTAATTGCAGCGGCTAGATTAGCACTAGAGGGTGTTGCCAAAAGAGTTGCTACACCAGTACCCAAACCACTTACGCCCGTTGAAATTGGAAGACCCGTAGCATTTGTTAAGACTGCGGAACTTGGTGTACCAAGGGCAGGAGTTACAAGTGTTGGCGAGTTTGACAACACTACATTTGTTGTGCCTGTAGAGGTTGTAACTCCTGTACCGCCTTGAAGCACTGTTAAAGGTGTTGTAAGTCCAGTGAGTGACGTAATGTCAGAGTTAGCACCACTTGCGGCCACACCAAGATTAGTTCTTGCATTAGCGGCTGTAGAAGCACCCGTTCCGCCATCAGCCACCGCTAGATCGGTGATGCCTGTGATCGTACCGCCCGTAATTGCCGCAGCAGAGTTATCTGTCTTAGTTGCAACAGCAGTAGCAATGTTGTTGTACTCAGTGTCAATTTCAGCACCTTTAACAATCTTTAAGGGATTGCCAGGTGAGAGATTGTCTTTAGTCGCAAAGTTAGTGGTTTTAGTGTAATTACTCATGGTTTACCTCTTAGGCCATTTTGCCATCTTTGGCTTGAATTTCAATCTTTTGCAATGAAAAGGATACAGAATTTATTGTTGCTTCATAACCAGTTTGAACAATTTTTCCCGCACCTGAAGCATTTGCTTTTAGTGTCTTGATAGCAATGCCAGCGTTGTATTCGGCTACGTTGTATTCAGCTACTCCATACTCATAACTTGCTTGAGTTGGAATAAAAACATTCTGTGCTTGATAAGAACCTGAATAATCAAAGCCCCACTTGATAGTTAAGAACTGGTTTGAGCCACCAATCACAATTGCTGAAATGTTTTTTAGAATTGAAATCTGGTTTGGATTTCCAAGGTCAGCATTGTTGGTGTAATAGACAAATTGATAAGTTGTGGTGTCATCAATATAACCACTATACTGTCCAATAAAGCCATTTTTCCCAATGTATAAGTCACCATTACGAAGTGATTTTAAAGATTTGGGAGCAATAGAATCCCATTTAGTAACTCTAAAAGCACCATCCTGCAATGTTTGCTTAGTGTCAAAACAATAGACTACAGAGGCTGCAGGTAAAGCAAGCAAGTAAAACGCTTCTTTTTCTGAGTAAACAGATTTTATATTAACCAATGATTCACCAACTAAAGATGAATTTAGGTCAAAACGAACATTCTTAGAAATGTCTCTTAGGGGTGCAGACTTTTCTTGGATAGTCCTCATCAAGGATCGAACACCTGAGTCTGATAAAAACACAACATCAGAGCCAATACTTTGAATCGTATCCCTTGCAATACACCCAATAGAGCCTACTGTGTCGCTAAGAACGAGAGAGGCAGGGGTAGAAGCACCAGAGTAAACAAGAATCTGTCGTTTACCAAAGATAAACAAGAAATCATTGTGCGCTGCCAAGCCCATCACTTCATCTGCACCATTAGGCCAAACCCGTGAAACATCTAACGAGCCTGAAGTACCACCGCCCCACACATGACCCGCTATCAGATCAGAGAAAGAAACAGTTACTTTTTCCGATGCAGTATTAGCCACCCACAAGCGACCAAACGCTGAGATGGCAATGTTGGCAGATGGAACTGTTCCCACATAGCCTGATTTCTCAGAGACTCTTCTGAATGTGGTGATACTGACAGCGGGGTCATAGATGAGAGGATCGTGACCAGTTTGAAAGAAGTATGCAATGCCATTTAAAGATGCACATTGCCAATTAGATGCCGTAATGGTTGGAGCTGTACCGCCACCACCATAAGTCAACTCAGTTACCGCATTAGCAGTACCAAGTTTAAATAACTTGTTATTACCCGCAAATAGAACAGTCAAAGCGCCATCGTTTTGCACTAATTCATGGATCACACCCACATCATTAGCACCTAGATTGCCAGAAGAGGGGTTAACCCTTGTGTAGCCTTTTCTAGCACCAATTCGACCAAATTGATCCAAGATGCAGTTAGTTGCAACCAAAGCAAAGCCAGCCCCTAAATCAAGAGGTGAGTCTTCAGTATTTAGGCCATAAAAGCCTGGTGCTGAAAGACTGTAACTTTGAAGTTGTGCTGCCATTAGACCGCCACAAAGTTGTCTTCAGGATAACGAGTGCTTTCCAATGCAATGGCATCAGAGAGCATCCCTCTAAACAGAGCATAGGCCTCAGAAGAAGCAGTCCCACCATCTTCACCACGCTCAATCAGACCACGGGCATAGGCACTCTGAGTTACCAAATAGTCCAAAACCTTGACTGAAGTGCCATCAGCAGACAAATTAGCCTGTGGGATGGTTAGATCAAACTTCAGTGTATATACGCCATCAGGAACAGGAAAAAGGTCAATCTTTGTGTCTCCACTACCATCTACCCCGTTAAAGCAGAACTCGCTAGGAATAGACTGTGAAGGTGTGCCAAAGTTGAGCTTGCGGTTCATATCCGCAGTAGTTGTGTTATCTAAAGTAATAACACTGGTAGTGTTAATAGCGTCATTGATGCGGAACTTCTGACCCGCACCTGTCAAAGAGTAAGAACTTGTGGCACTAACAGTAGTAACTGTAATTGTCTGAGACAGCACATTCCAATTATAGGAATCTTCAATTTGACGTTTTGCATCATTGACAAACTTGCCAATTAAAGAAGAATAGGTTGTTTCGCCAACAGTAGATACTGTGCTTTCACGCAAGCGAACTAACACATCGTTAACAAGTTCTAAGTAAGTCATGTTCTTTGTGACCCTTCAATTTCAAATGTTGCAACAACTCCCATAATTGATCCTGACTCAGTTATCACCTTCAAAATGTCATCCTCTTCCATGACAAAGTAGTAAGGCAAGCCAAATGACAATGAGGTTTTGGAGGCAACTGTGAATTCAAAAATTACGCTCACAGTAACGCTTGCGCTAGTGTCAGTCCAATTAAAAGTAACGTGCTTGTTTGAGCCAGTAGCATTGTTAGCGTGAATCAAAGCCACCCTTGCGTAGTACCCTTTAGGCACTGTGTACAAAGTTGTCAGCGTGTTAGCTGTTGGATTTGAACTGACAGATACTGGCCTCATTTACTATTCCTCTTAGAGATCGCTTTAGCCTTGGCTTTAGCGTCTTCCTTGGACGTTGCGCCCCAAGCTCTAAGAGAAAGTAAAAGTCGGGTAGGCTTTCCATCTTTCATCTCAGGGCCAGAATTGCCGCCCATTCGTGCTAGAAAGGATGCCCTACGAGGGTTGTCTCCCGATTTGACGGGTGGTTTTAAATTTCCACCTGTTTCTGCATTATACGATGCTCTGCCTTTGGCATTCAAGCCCCCTTTGGGGTTTTTTCCTTCTTTTGTTTGCCAAGCAGGACTCTTCATATCTACCTCATCTAAATTTTGCTGTTTTCTTTGCAATTGCTTTAGGTTGGGCAACAAACTGTTTACCAGCCTTTGTGCCTTCACGCTTGGCTTTTGTGGTTGCTGCATACTCCTTGGAAGACAAAGACTTGATAGCCGCTTCTGGCAAATACCTTTCACCCGTTTCAGATGAAGGTTTACCAGACTTGGTTCGCCAATTCTGCTTAGACCAATCTTTTAGGGATTGTTGAGGGTTCTTCATTTCTTCTTCTTTGGTGTATGGCTAAGAAACTTGCTTGCAGGCGTATGTTTAGCACCTGTCATCAGCTTATCACCCTCTTTGTGAGTTGGCCCTTTATAGACCTTGCCATCAGGCAAATAGTGTGTTTTCTCTTTGCTCATGTTTTATAACCTCCGCCCTTGGCTTTGTATTCTTTAGCAAGAAGTTGCGCTTTACGGGCAGACCATTCACCAGGATCACCTCCCGAGCCACCCGCCTTAATCTTTTCAAACAAGGCTTTACGCATGGTAGGTTTGGTGTAAACCTTTGCTTGATTGACCTTGGACTTGGTTGCCATGTCAGTACAAAACCTTTGCTGTAATTGTTCCAGATGTATATGCCGTGCAATTGGCTCTTAAATAGTTAGGAGCATTTGCAATAGTAATGATGCCATCAGCAGTTAAAGCAGTGCCAATGGTTGCGTAGGTTGTGCCATCAAGACTTCCTTGAAGAGCAACAGTAGCCGTTGTAATGCCTGTAACTTGTAGAAACGCAGGTTGACCCGCATCAGCTTGAACAGCCTTAGAAGCACCAGTTGCAACAACAGCACTAAGCAGAGTAACTGGAGTAGTTAAAGATGCCATTATTTACCTCTTCCAGACTTTTTCATCATATTAGTAGCTGTGCGACCACCACGGGTAGGCATAGCTCTAGGCTTACCAACAGCAATCATTATGGACAAAGGCATTCCTTTTTTAGAATCCTTTTTAGCCGCTTTGGGACTAGACATTTTGGGTGATTTTCCGTACATGATTTTTCCTATCGAACTAGCTTGGTTGCAACAAAAGAAATGATACCGCCAATAACAGAGGCGATAGCCATTCCAACGAAAAAGCCACCTTTAGACTTGTTTGCCATTTCTAAAAGCGTTTTAATATCTTGGCGAAGTGCTTGAACTTCTACCTGTAGAGCCTCAACTTGGGCTTCAAGTTTACCAAATTCTCTTGGATCAATTTCCGACATTTGAAACCTCTTTTTTTGGTCTTCCCAACTTAGGTTTGTCTTCCTTTGGAGTTTCCTCAACAAGAACGTATCCTTGATGACCTTTCATGCTATCAATATCGTGCTGATAGGTGAAAGTTATTAGAGTACCTGACTGTAAACAACGAAAAGTAGCCATAAAAAACTCCAAAAAAAGGGGGGTATTAGCCCCCTTTTATCATACCAAACGAACCACAACGCACTTAACTGTAGTGCTTGCTAAGTCCACAGTAGCTGTACTTTCGTTTTGGAAACGAATTGAAACAGTATCTGCTGCTGAGACATAAGGCGTGATGGAGAGTCCAGAGACATCTACACCCATACTGATGTTCATCACAATGTCGCCTAGCTTTACGCCAGGTACTGTAATGGTGTTTGTTTCACCTGCGCCATCAGCTAAAGATGAAGCGTTAAGTGTTGCTGTTACAGACCAAGTATCCGAAAAAAGACCTCGGAATTGGTCAGTTCCCCTACGGGAAACTACTGCTGTTGCTGCTGCCATAATAAATCTCCTTGATGTAAAAAATCCCCCCACCGATTAAGGCGAGGGGAAAAGGCAACTATTAGGCTGGAACTGCTAACGCAAATGCGCTAGAAGACAAAGCTGCACCAGTTGTAGCGGCTGCACGAAGTGCTTTCACACCATACAAAGTATCAGATGTAAACAAAGTAGCCAAGTAGTCTTGTTTGTACTGAGTCTGTGAACGGATACCAATTTGCTCAACCAGAACCATACAGTCCTTGTGACCCATCAAGCAGATACGATCTGTTGCAGTGTTACCTGCACCAGTATCAGCATTGCTAGATGTAAACACAGGGATACCATACAGATTACCGATTTCACCAGTACGGATTGCATTGCCATTACCCACAAAAGCCTGTTCTGTGTAACGGGAAAGACCCATCAACGTATTGCGGCTTGAAGGAGGAATGATAAAGAAACGACCATCCATAGGAGTGTCATTGTCATCCAAACGCTGAATGGTTCTGCGAATAGCGGCATCAGTCAAAGCGGAAGCATTGGAAGATGTGCTGTTGTAAGCAGTAGTACCATCACCGCCAATGAAGGCTTTGGTGGATGTATTGCTTGTTGCGTAGTCGTTAGTACCGACAGTAGCACCATTGAATGCACGACCCACTTGGATCAAGCTAGTGTCTACTTGCTTGGCAAGCGCATAACCCGCATCAGCAGTGTAGAACTGGCGCAAGCTGTTTAGGGCTTGTGCTTCAACGATGTCCTCAATGAAACGTGAATATTCAAAGTGTTGGTTAATAGACACTTGAATTTCTGTCTCAGTATCGGCAATCAGAGTCACGGCAGTAGATGCCGCTTTTGCTGAAGCTGAACCACGGGTAGGTGCGGGAATGTGAACTACATCGCCCTTCTTACCTTTGAAGTTCATCTTCATTACGATGTTAGCCAAAACAAGATTTTTCTTGTAAGCGGCTATGATTTCATCTGACCAGATTTCTGGGATGAAGGTTGCTGCGGTGGTTACTGTTACCGCTGGTGTTGGATATGCCATGATTAAA